GCCAACAGCAGAACCAGAAGCGGTTCCAGCAGAAAGCGAAACACCACAAGAAAAAAATAATAAAATGAGTGACTACGATGCTAAAAAGAAGGCATTACAAGACATTCAATCTGATCCTAATACAAACAAGGATCCAGAACTTAAAAAAGAATTGATGCGTAGAAAGGCAGAATTAGAAAAGACAAAAGAAGATAAGTCATTATCTTCCAAAGGCGAAAAACTAGAAGAATTAGTAAAATCATATTACGACTACACAACTAACGCTTTTCCAAAAGGTGAAACAGCAGTATTAGTTGCGTGTGAAAAAGAATTTGGTGATAAGAGTGTACCATTTGCAGAAAAGATGATAGGTCGTTTACTTGCTGGCAAGGATAACGAAATGGAGCGTGTCAAGAAATTGGCAGGCCTGTAATCACTTTTCGATAAAAAACCACTTGACTTTACTAAATATTTCTAGTAGTATATATAATATGTGCTACTAGATACGAAGGCACTTAACAGCGAAGGCTTAAATTTATAGGAGGCTTATTATGGCAACATTAGCAGAAATTCGTGCAAAACTAAAAGAGCAAGAAGCAAATACTGGCGGCAATCGTTCGTCAGGCGGTGGCGACAACGCAATTTACCCATTTTGGAACTTGAAGGAAGGCGAAACGGCAACGTTACGTTTCTTACCTGACGGTGACGAAAATAACACTTTCTTCTGGCAAGAACGTTTGATGATCAAACTTCCATTTGCTGGAATTAAAGGCGAGACAGACTCTCGTCCAGTTCAAGTACAAGTACCATGTATGGAAATGTATGGCGAAACTTGTCCAGTACTTTCAGAAGTACGTCCTTGGTTTAAAGATCCAAAACTTGAAGACTTAGGTCGTAAGTATTGGAAGAAGCGTTCATACGTATTCCAAGGTTTTGTAACTGACAACCCACTTACCGAAGATACTACTCCGGATAATCCAATTCGTAGATTTATCATTGGCCCACAGATTTTCCAAATCATTAAGGGTGCATTGATGGATCCAGATATGAACGAGTTGCCTACAGATTATACTGCGGGTGTTGACTTTAGAATTACAAAAACTTCTAAAGGCGGTTATGCAGACTACTCAACATCAACTTGGGCTCGTAGAGAGCGTCCATTGTCTGAAGATGAGTACAAGGCTATTGAAGATCATGGGTTATTTAATCTTTCAGATTACTTACCTAAGAAACCTTCAGAAGTTGAAGTCGAAGTTATCAAGAAGATGTTTGAAGCATCTGTTGATGGCGAAGCATACGACATGGATGCGTTTGGACAGTATTTCCGTCCAGCAGGCGTAGCGGCACGTACAGGTGATCCTGTAAAAGCAACTACACCAGCACCAGCAACACCAGTCACAGAAACTGTAACTGAAACTGCACCAGCGGCAGAACCAGTAGCAGAAACTGCGGCGGCACCAGCAGGTGATAACAAGGCGGAAGACATTCTAGCAATGATCCGTTCTAGACAACAGTAATTTATATAGGGGTTGTCTAAGGGCAACCCCATTATAAAAGATTAAGGAGAAGTAATGGCTAACAAAGCATTTGACGTTTCCAAGTTTCGTAAAAACTTGACTAAGTCTATTACAGGCATGAGTGCGGGATTCAACGATCCAACTGATTGGATTAGTACAGGTAATTATGCACTCAATTATCTTGTAAGTGGTGACTTCCATAAAGGTGTTCCACTTGGTAAGGTAACTGTATTTGCAGGCGAGTCAGGAGCAGGTAAATCATATATTTGTGCAGGTAACATTGTTAAAGCCGCACAAGAACAAGGCATCTTTGTAGTTCTAATTGACTCAGAGAACGCACTTGATGAAGCATGGTTACACGCACTTGATGTAGACACTTCAGAAGATAAACTACTAAAACTTAATATGTCAATGATTGATGATGTTGCAAAAACAGTATCAACATTTATGGCAGATTACAAAGCAATGGACGAAGAAGAACGTCCTAAAGTATTATTTGTTATTGACTCATTGGGTATGTTATTAACACCCACAGACGTTGATCAGTTTAGTAAGGGTGATATGAAAGGTGACATGGGTAGAAAACCTAAGGCACTTACAGCACTTGTACGTAACTGTGTTAATATGTTTGGTTCACACAACGTGGGCCTAGTAGCAACTAATCATACTTACGCATCTCAAGATATGTTTGATCCAGATGATAAGATTTCAGGTGGTCAAGGATTTATCTATGCATCTTCAATTGTTGTAGCAATGAAAAAACTAAAACTAAAAGAAGATGAAGATGGTAACAAAGTAACTGATGTACGTGGTATTCGTGCAGGTTGTAAGGTAATGAAAACAAGATATGCAAAACCGTTTGAAGGTGTGCAAGTTAAGATTCCTTATGAAACTGGTATGAATCCATACAGCGGTCTTGTTGATCTTTTTGAGAAAAAAGGTATGCTATCGAAAGACGGAAATCGTTTGAAGTATGTAACTAAGAGCGGTGAAGAAATCAAAGAGTATCGTAAGGCATGGGAAGCAGGTGGTCCATTATTAGATCAAATAATGAACGAGTTTTCAGATGAAGACGCACCTGTAGACACTACAGTCGAAACTGAAACCGAAGAAACTGTAACTGAATAAAATAGTATGACGATTATAAATACCGTAGATAATTTATAGGAGACAAATTCTATGGAATCAGGTTCACAAGTAGTAGACATTTGGCAAACGTTTAAAGAATATGTAGACAAGAAGCATATTGAAACTATTGCTGAAAAATACGTAGACGTCTGTGCCGATTATGGTACGTCAGACGAATCTTTTAGAGATGCTTTAGGCACTTGTAATCATTTAGACAAGGCTATTGGGTATTACCTAGAAGAGGACATTGACGAAGATGTCTACGATGATGAGGATTACGATTAATGGGATGGTATTCAAAAATTGCTAAGGATATTTCACAAATTCCTAATGCTATTGATTATTACGAAACCGAACTACTCGAAGCCAAAAAAGAGTGCCGTGTATACGGGAATATCGAAAAGGCTTCTGCAGAAATGCCAGGGTTAGTTGAACAGCGTTTTAATCAATTACAGGAATTAGAGGCAATTTTAGAATACCTGAACATTGAGTTGAGACGTCTGCGTAGCAGTTTCTTTAAAAAATATTTAGAGAATTATCAACGTGCTTTGAGTAGCAGAGATGTAGAAAAGTATGTTGACGGCGAAGCAGACGTAGTAGACATGGAAAAAATCATCAACGAATTCGCATTAATGCGAAACAAATGGTTGGGTATAACAAAAGGACTCGACCAAAAACAATGGCAGATTACTAACATTGTTAAACTGCGTGTAGCAGGTATGGAAGACGCAAGTCTTTAATTTTTAACTACAGGAAATATTATGTATCAACATCCAGGCGCTAGACAAGCGATTCAAAAATGGGATTCACTACCCCATGTCACTTTTATTAATAGAATCGGTGACGAAGTTGCAGATGACGGAGGATGTGCCATCGGCGGTGAGTTTGTACAAGTAGATTCAAAAGATCTTTTTGCAAACAAAAAAGTTGTTATCTTTGGATTACCAGGAGCATTTACTCCAACGTGTTCAAGTGAACAACTTCCTAAGTACGAAGAAATGTACGAAAAGTTTAAAGATGCAGGTGTAGATGAGATTTATTGTGTATCCGTTAACGACGGATTCGTAATGAATGCTTGGGCCAAACAACTTGGTGTAGAGAAAGTTAAATTACTATCAGACGGTAATGCAGACTTTACACACGGTATTGGTATGCTTGTTAACAAAAGACATTTAGGATTTGCTAATAGAAGTTGGCGTTATTCTTTATTTGTTGACAATGGCATTGTCCAAGAAGCATTTGTAGAACCAGGCTTTAACAACGAAGGAACTGACATGGATCCTTACGAAGTTTCAGACCCTGAAACAATGCTCCAATATATTGAGGCTGAAAATCGATAACTGTTAAATAATACTATGAAGAGCGTAGTATTAGTAACTGGTGGATTTGATCCATTACATTCAGGACATATTGATTATTTTAAGGCCGCAAAAGAACTTGGCGACAAGTTAATTGTCGGACTAAACAGTGACGAATGGCTTACCCGTAAAAAAGGTAGGCCATTCTTAACTTGGGAAGAACGTGCTTCTGTTATCGGTGAACTAGCGTGTGTTGATCGTGTAATTAATTTTAACGATGACGACGATAGTGCTACTGATGCAATTCGAAAAACACGTAGTCTTTATCCAAACATAGAAATTATTTTTGCCAACGGCGGAGATAGACAAGCCGATAACATTCCAGAACTATTTGACGACAACACAGGCGAACTAACATTTGCATATGGTGTTGGTGGCGATAATAAAAAGAATAGTTCAAGTTGGATATTAGACAACTGGAAAACACAAAAGACCGAGCGTGATTGGGGATACTGGCGTGTGCTTGATCAAGCAAAAGGTTACAAAGTTAAAGAACTGGTAATTAATCCTAAGTCAAGATTAAGTATGCAACGACACAAAAGTCGTTCAGAGTTTTGGTATATTTTAAAAGGCAACTGTACTATTGGAACTATAAACGGTAGCACAGACTTTGAAATTATGTCAGAACTAGGTCCACATCAAAGAGCCATTATTCATGAAATGCAATGGCATCAAGGCATTAATGACACAGACGAGCCTTGTCATATACTAGAAGTACAGATAGGTGATTACTGCGAAGAAGATGATATCGAAAGGCAGTAATGGACTATTATCCTACCACAAGTGAATTACCAATACTAGAAACGGTTAGTCCTCTTACAATGACTAGCGGAAGACGTATTGTTCACACTTTACGTACTATTCGAGAACTTGACAAACAAAACATCGAAGGCGACTTTGTTGAGTGCGGTGTTTGGAAGGGAGGCCAAGTTATTGCGGCATATCTTGCAAACCAAAAAAGCAAAAGAATGTTTTGGTTGTATGATACATTTGAAGGTATGACAATACCAACAAAAGATGATTATAAAATTGATAGTAAGGGCAAGGCATCATACGCAATGAAAAGTGCTAAAGCAAAAAAAGGTTTTAATCAATGGTGCAGAGCAGAAATTGAAGAAGTTATAGATAATGTGAGAAAGCATATTCCTATGGACCAATGTAGGTTTGTTAAAGGAGATGTTTGCCAAACATTAAAACTTGGTGGTAATTTGCCTAGTAAAATAGCATTTCTTAGACTAGATACTGACTGGTATAAAAGCACTAAAATAGAATTGGAAAAACTTTGGCCGCGTGTTGTACCCGGAGGAATAATGGTTTTGGACGATTACCACAATTGGGGTGGTAGTAAAAAAGCCTTTCATGAGGTGTTTGGTGACTCACTAGAGATACATACTATTGACACAACAGCAATATGGGTGAAGAAAGATAAATGAGTAACAAAGTATTCGTAGGATATGACACTAGAGAAGATATTGCTTACCAAGTTTGTGAGCATAGTATAAAGAGGTTCAACAAAGACACAGATGTTATACCTCTAATCCAGGACGACCTGCGTCAACAAAAAGTGTACTGGAGAGAAGTTGATAAGTTAGCATCTACCGAATTTACATTTACAAGATTTTTAATTCCACATTTAACAAATTATAAAGGCTGGGCATTATTCATTGACAGCGACATTGTATTTTTAGAAGATGTCGACAACTTGTTTGCATTAGCAGATGACAAGTATGCTGTTATGTGTGTACAACACGATTACACACCTAAGCCAGGAATTAAAATGGACGGACAAGTACAAACAGTATACCCACGTAAGAATTGGTCAAGTGTTGTACTTTGGAATTGTGGACACCCATCAAATGAAAAAGTTACTGTTGATAGTGTTAACAATCCAAACAATGACGGTGCATACTTTCATCGTTTCAGTTGGCTCAAAGATGAAGAAATCGGTTCACTACCAGTTGATTGGAATTGGTTAGTAGGTTGGTATAAAGAAGGTGACGGTACTCCAAGAGCATTACATTATACTGAAGGCGGACCTTGGTTTAAGAATTATAGAAACTGTGAATTTAATGCGGAATGGAAACAATGTTTAAGTGATATGATGGAGCAATAGTATATGAGCGACTACTCCGGAGAATGGGATCCAAGAGTGCTAAAACCACATTTAAAAGCAACGATTGACAAAATACTTTATAGTGTTGCCACAGGACAACAAGTCCATGCCGTGGAAGCAGTAGCAGAAGTATTTGAAGAAGTTAAGAATCCAGAATTAATTTGTATTGACAGCGGAATTAAAAAAGTTGAAAAGAAAGTAAAAGGATCTTTTGGACTTGTTGATTCTTTTATTATGGGCATGGCTTTAGGTTCTAATGGAAAATATATTCGTGCTGATGATGTAGATCAATATTGGGACAGTCCTGCACCTTTCCTTGTTAGGGGGTTAGGAAAACAGAAACTTATTAAAGAATGTATTGCAAGAGGTAAAGATTTTTACTTTATGGATACAGGATACGTAGGAAATAATCCTAGCCAAGTTAATCCAAACGGTAAAAAGATTTATCATAGAATTGTAAAAAATGCATTACAAAATCTTCATATGCCAGATAGAGACGGACCTAATGCTAGTGAAGATTATGGTAGCGGACGTTGGAATAGTCTAGCAATTCAAATTAAAGATTGGGTTCCAGGTAGCAAAGTTTTAGTTGTACCACCTAGTGAAAAAGTAATGAAATACTTTGATCAAAATCTAGATGAATGGTTAGAAAATACTGTTAAAGAATTAAAGAAGCATACTAAACGTCCTATCTTTGTACGTAAAAAGCCTAGTAGAGAAGATAGAGTTTCAGTTAATACAATGGAACAAGCACTAGCAGATGATGTACATTGTCTAGTAACATATAACAGTATTGCCGCAGTAGAAGCAATGTTATACGGTAAACCTGCTATTGTAGTAGGTCCTAATTGTGCTCAAGATCTTGCTGAAACTAAACTTTCAAGAGTTGAGTTTGCAGAACATCCAGGCAGAAAAGCAGTAACATACTTGTGTAGATATCTAGCAAACAATCAATTTACATACGAAGAAATGTTAAGCGGTTATGCATGGAGTAAATTAAAATGAGAGTAGTAGCGTATGCAAAAGTTATTCCGCCAGGTAAATCACTAAAACCTAACAAGCCTAATCACAAACACGACATTTTAAAAAACTTTATTGAAGGTGTTAGAATGTGCGGAGACAGCGGTTTGTTATACGAAGGGTTTGATATGCTAACATCTGACGTTGCTGTTATGCAAGGATTTATGCATGATAAAAGCGAACACGTGCCTCATATTAACCTACGTAGACAAATAGCATCAAACACACATAATAAAATGTTTGTTACTGCTGACGCTAATCTATTCTTATACAAAGCAAGAAAAAACGAGCCGCATCATTATTTGCGTTATAGTTTTAATGGCGTTTTTCAAAACACAGGATTATACTGTAATGACAACCCAGGTGACGAACAATGGCAAAAGATACAAAGAGATTTAGGTGTAAAATTAAAGCCTTGGTCTATTAATGAAAGAGAACACGTTCTGCTGTGTCTACAGCGAAATGGTGGTTGGTCGATGAAAGGTAAAGATGTTGTTAATTGGGCAAACGAAAAGATTGCCCACATTAGACAATTTACAGAAAGACCAATTATTGTTAGACCGCATCCAGGTGATAAAAAGGCTCCAGAGTATTGTAAAAAGATACAAGGTCGTAATGTAAAGATTAGTTTCGAACCGTTAATTGAACACGACCTACAAAAGAGTTTTGTAACTGTTGGCTATAATAGTTCACCACTAGTTGCAAGTGTTATTGAAGGTATTCCAATTATTTGTGAAGATCCAGAAGCAAGTCAAGCAGGTGAAGTAGCACACAAAACTATGCAAGAGATTAATGATTTAAGACCTTGCGATAGAGAAAAGTGGATTAGAAAGATTGCACAATGTCATTGGAGTTTTAAAGATCTACGAGAAGGTGTTTGTTGGCAACATATGAGGAAGTGGGTAAAATGAATTTAACAGTTATTACAACGTTCCATCAAAAAGGACTAGATGAATATGCTCAACGTTTTATTGACAGTTGGATTAAAAATGTAGATCCACGTATTCATTTAAGAATTTATGCAGAAGATTGCATTCCGGTTATTCCACACAATGCACAAAACATTGAAGTTAGACAAGCCAAAGATGCATTACCAATGCTAAATGCATTTAAGGAACGCTGGAAAGATGTTCCTAAAGCAAATGGCAAATGTCCTTGGCCAGCACGTAGACCGCGTGATCATCACAAAGAATTTAAATGGGATGCCGTGAGGTTTGCTAACAAAACTTATGCTGTATTTGACGCGGCTAGAGACCCTAACATTGATGTTTTAGTATGGATGGATGCTGACTCTTATGTACACAGTCCTATTACATACGGTCAATTAAGAGCCATGTTGCCAATGAGCCAATGGTTACATTACCTAGGTAGAAATAAGAAATGGCCGGAGTGTGGCTTCTATGGATTGACATTACGCACACCAGGTGCAACAGCATTTTTAAAAGAATTTGAACGTGTGTATGAAGAAGCCGAGGACGGAATTTTTAAAATGGAAGAATGGCACGATAGTTATGTGTTTGATCAAGTACTTAAAAAGATTAGAGTCGAGCATCCGAACATAAAAGACTTTAGTGGACATTTAGTAAATGGAGAAGGTCATCCGCTAATTAATTGCGAACTAGGACAATACTTTGATCACCTTAAAGGTGTACGAAAGCAAGAAGGTCGTAGTCGTAAAAGAGACTTGTTAGCACCTCGGAATGAACCATATTGGAATGAAGTTTAGTTTATTTACGGATTATGGGAGCCTCAATAGTAAACCTGTTTTTGATGCCTTTGCTAATGGTGCTCGTCTTCTCGGTCATGATATTGTCTTCAATGATTATGATTGTGATGTTCCTGTTATTTGGTCTGTTCTTTGGAACGGTCGAATGTCTAAGAACAGGACCGTATGGCAGTTTTTTAGACAACAGGGCAGACCGGTTGTGGTCCTCGAAGTCGGAGGACTAAAGCGTAATTCAACATGGAAGGTAGGTATAAATGGAATCAATAGAGATGCTTATTTTGGCAGTAGCGGCAATAGCAGTAGCAGGTTTGAGGGACTTGGATTAGAACTTAAACCTTGGAAAACAGATAATACCGGCGACATCTTATTTTGTACTCAACACGATAAGAGTCAACAACTTGCTAACATATCACAATCTAATTTAATTTTAAAAACAATCGAACATATACGCAAACAAACATCTAAGCGTATTATTTTACGTCCACACCCGCGATGTCCTTTACCTGCAATAGAATATGAATTTGAAAATGTTGTTAGACAAGAACCAAGACAAATAATTAACACATATGACGATTACGACTTTGATTTAACTAACGTATATTTGGTTTATAGTTTTAGTAGCAACCCAGGATTACAATCTGCTATGCAAGGTGTTCCAGTTTGTGTTAGTGAACACAGTCTAGCATACGATGTTAGTAACGATTGGTTTGGTGATATCAATAATTTAAAATATCCTGATAGGCAACAATGGGCAAATGATCTAGCATATACTGAGTGGACAATTGAAGAAATAAGTACAGGAAATCCACTTAAACGCTTGACTTCTAGTCTATAATATCATATAATAACTATTATGAAAAGAACGTTTCCACAAATTGAATCTATTGATGCCATCACTTGCGAGGACTGCTTAGAACTTGTTGCAGGCATTAGCCAATTAAAGTATACTGGAATTCCAGAGTTCCAAGACTTGCATAGTTTTAAATTGCACCCCGATAATCATAGACTTATGTTTAGCATTGCAAAGCAAGTTTTCAGAGGAGTGGCATTAACAAGCAAACAACATAAACTTGTTAAACACTTGTTGTTAGAATACTATCAAGACCAATTTGATATCCACGAGATTGATCTTCGTAATCATATTGATCAGTTACGTAGTCCGTACAGACAAATTGATTCTAGTCACTGGATTAAAATTCAAACTAGCAAACATCCTAAAAAAAGAGAAGAAGAGGAGATGCTTGTTATTAGATTTCCTTTTAATAAAAAAGTTATTGATAGACTTACTGAACTAAAAAATTCAAGTGATAAAGATTACTTCTATAACGAACACAAACATTACTTTCCTATTACAGAAAAGTATGTATACAAACTTGTAACAATAGCAAACAAGTTTGCTGAGAAGTTTGATATCGACGATGCAGTTATGGAAATTTATAATAAATTATTAGAATTTGAAAATAACAAACAAGATTATATTCCAGGCATTTATAATAACGAAGTTAAAAATTTGCCACAGAAAGCAGTTGATAATATTTTAGAAGATATCGGTTCTCCGTCAGACGAAACACTTTATAAGTTTTATGATAGACGTAGAATGTATGGTCTTGAACATTTTGATCAAGGTATTGTTAGTGATAACTTTAGATATCTAAACGACCTAACAAAGAAACTTATTGACAGAGCAGGCAGAAATGTTTGTGTAAATTCAACAAAATGGACATTAGATGCCCTAGTTGAAAGTTTAACAGAACTAGATCGTTTTCCATTATTAGTGTTGCTAGACGAACACACCGCATTGGATAATTTAATTAATTTGCATAGCAGACTTACACATATTATTCCTGCAAAAGAAATGAGTGTAATGTTTAGATTAGATAATGATAAAAATGGTGTGAATGAATTTAACCAATTTGTGAAGGATAAGGGATTAAATAATTATGTTGACAAAAACACTAAAGTAGTGTATGCTAGTAGTAATAAAATATCCAAGCCATTAATTAGAAGCGACTGGGATCCAATTTGTGTATTTCATTACACTAGAGAATCTATTCGTGGTAATATTGATAGTTGGTTACAAGGAAAAGATTTATATTTGCAATATGATGCAGACACACTTAATAAGCATGGAAGAATAAGCGAGACAGTAGACTTAATATGATTAGTTGTAGAATAGTTATTCAAGATGAAGTAAATGTAAAGGTAGAAAACTTACCTGTAGAATACAGACGTAAGATTGCTAACAAGTTAAAGTTTCAAGTACCTTACGCTCGTTATCTTCCACAATACAAACTAGGGAGATGGGATGGAACTGTTAACTTTTTTGGAATTGGTGGTACTGGCTACGTTAACCACCTTGATGTTATTATAAACACACTTGTTGATGCAGGTGTTGAAATTGCTGAAGTTGTTGATCGTAGAGAAAAACACGATTTAACATTTCCAGAAATAAATGAACGCTATTGGGCAGACCAAGGCGTATGCTGGCCAGAAGGTCATCCAGCAGAAGGCGAAGAAATTGTTTTACGTGATTATCAAGTAGAAGCAATTAATAACTTTTTAAAGAATCCGCAAAGCCTACAAGAAATTGCAACTGGCGCAGGTAAAACTATTACCACTGCTACACTTTCACATCTGTGTGAACCATTTGGGCGTAGTCTAGTTATTGTTCCAAATAAGTCTTTGGTTGTACAAACAGAAGAAGATTATATTAACTGCGGTTTAGATGTAGGTGTGTATTTTGGCGATAGAAAAGAGTTAGGTAAAACTCATACAATCTGTACGTGGCAATCCTTAAACATACTAGACAAAAGAAATAAAAACGGTGAAGATATTCTTTCACTAGCAGAATTTTTAGATGGTGTAAGCACAATTATTGTTGACGAAGTACACCAAGCAAAAGCAGATGTGCTTAAAAAATTACTAACACAAAATTTGAAAAATGCTCCGATACGTTGGGGACTAACAGGTACTATACCTAAAGAACAATTTGAATTCCAAAGCATCCTAGCAAGTTTAGGTCCTGTTATTGGAAGCATTACAGCAAAAGAATTACAAGACAAAGGTGTGCTATCTAACTGTCATGTTAATGTTTTACAGATGTTAGATACACAAGAATTTAGTGATTATCAGTCAGAACTAAAATACCTTGTAACAAACAAGCATAGGCTCGAATACATAGGCAAATTATTAAACAAGATCAAAGACTCCGGTAATACACTAATTCTAGTTGATAGGATTAGTGCCGGAGAACAGATTCTGGAACATATTCCAGACGCTGTGTTTATTAAAGGTGATGTTAAAATAAAAGATAGAAAGGATGCGTATGACGAAGTCCGTGATGCAACAAATAAAGTTATTGTTGCAACGTATGGAGTGGCCGCAGTCGGAATTAATATACCACGTATTTTTAACTTGGTTCTTATTGAACCTGGCAAATCTTTTGTTCGGGTCATTCAGTCTATAGGACGTGGAATTCGAAAAGCAGAAGATAAAGACTTTGTACAAATTTGGGATGTCACGTCAACTTGCAAATATGCAAAAAGACATTTGACTTCAAGAAAGAAATTTTATAAAGAGGCTGAGTATCCATTTACTATTGAAAAGGTGGATTGGACATGAAGTCGTTTACAGTAGAAATTAAAGTTGGAGATGAAATCCAAGTAGGCAAATTTAGAAATGTAACAACAAAAATTAAAGGCATAGAAATCGATCAATACGGACAACCAACAGTTATAACAAGCAAAGGAAAGCGTAACTTGTTTAACTGTCGTATAGCAAAATTAGATCCAGGTAACTTAACACCCAAAGAGATCTTAAAAAATAAAGGAAAGAAATGAGAATATTAACATTAGAAAATCAATGCTACGAACTTGAGCATCTTCCAGAAGAACTAACAGATGATATTAGATTTGCAGTATTAGATAATAGTAATCCTAAAGAGCCGGATTTCTTTTACATACCTTTAATCTTTTTAGAAAGTTTTAATAGTCCAGCAATGGTTATGGAAATTAACGGTAAAGAAATTACAATGCCTATTGATTGGAATCTAGCAGTAGGTGACAGTGAAGGATCAGGCGACATTGAAGTATTACCACTAACAAGTTTAAATGACAGAGGCTTTGAAGCATTTTTATTCAACCCATTAACAAGTTATACTATGAACTGGGGCGAAGTAAAAATTACAAACTTTTACAATGATGTGAAATGGTATTTTCCTAAAATGAAAAATGGACAACTACTAGGTGTTCCGTTAACAGAAGGTAAAGATCCTGTGTGTGCATGGTTTGTAAAAGATATTAGTAGACAAAGTGAAACAATTGATTATGGACTTCTTATTTAAGAAAAAGAAAATTGTATTAGACGTTTTTACTAACCAACAGTATTGTTACGATCAATTTCAACCAATGTTGGCTAAAAAGTTTATTCCTGACTGGTGGAAGTCATTACCAGCAAGTAGAACAGACGGAGGTCTTTTTACAGCACAGGATAATTCAATACCTGTTAGTAGTATGAAGCAATGTCCTGCTATTAATGAAATACTAAAACAAGGTGTTATCTTTCCAAGTTGGTGTGAACTACATTTTAAAGTAGACAACTTTGGAAGAATCGAACAACGTGTGTTTCCAGAACACACAGCATTATTACCGCATGATGAGCAAGATTGGAATTTTCATAAACCAGATATGGCTCATGTTAAAATTGGATCACCTTGGTTAATAAAAGAATCAACTGGTGTCAAATGGATGTGGATTAAACCAGACTGGCATACAACCAATCCGTTAGCATATTGGGGAGTACCTGGTATTGTTGAATACAAATATCAACACGCTGTATTGAATAATATTATGTTACCTTTTGGACAAGAACTTAAAATTAATCCGGGCGATCCGTGGTTACAACTAATTCCAATGTCCGAAAATCCAATAGAGGTTCGTTGCCACATAGTAAGTGGTGAAGAAATGAGTCGCTTAAATACAACAAATATTTCTGCTGTTGGCAGTTATATGAAATCGGTTAAAAATATTAAAAAGCAGGAAGAAAGATTAAAATCATGAAAACTATAAGCGAGGAATACGCAAGGCAGTTATCACAACTGCACGACGAGAAAGCATCTTTTGGTGATGCTAAAGGATTAAAAACTATTGAGAAATGGCTTAAAGAATATAAGCCACAGTCTGTTATTGATTACGGTTGCGGTAAAGGTGGCGTTGTATTAGCACTAAAAGAAAACTACAATAAGATTAATACAATTGGTTATGATCCTGGTATGCCTGGCTTTGATAATAAACCTGACGGAACATTTGATATGCTAATCAGTACAGATGTATTAGAACATATTGAACCTGTTTTCCTAGATGCAGTACTAAAAGAAATTCATGGTTACTTTGATAAATGTGCTTTCTTAATTATTGCCACAAGTCCTGCTAAAAAGTTTTTACCCGATGGACGTAATGCACACTTGATTGTTGAAACACCAGGTTGGTGGAAAGACAGACTTGAAAAGAATATGCCTGGAATTAAAATTAGGCATCATGAATTTGTTGAAAAGTCAAGAACAGATAAGCAAGGCAGAGTACACCCTAACAACAAATACATTGTAGTACTGGAGAAGTAAATGTCATTTACAAACTTAGTAACAACAGCAATTGACACAGTACTAGATGAAATTAGAACTCGTCCTGAACCAACAGTTTGTGATCTTGGAAATCAAAGACTTAAAAACAACAAGTCACGTGCAACAATTTTTAACCGATTAAATATTAACGCAAGTCCTACTACTACAAAAGAATTTTATCTTGCTTGTGGTTTTAAAAAATATCTAGCAATTGATGTAAACGAAGACATGGATGCCAAAGCAATGGACCTTAATATGGACATTGTTTCGCACTATGATTTTAACGAAAAGTTTGACCTTGTAACTAATAACGGAACAGGTGAACACGTTTTTAATCAATATGCTGTTTTTAAAAACGCACACGATATTACAAAACTAGGCGGGTTTATGATCCATGTACTTCCATTTTATAGATGGGTTGATCATGGCTTCTACAACTACCATCCTAATTTATTTTTCTGTCTAGCAAACCAAAATGATTATAAAATGCATGGTGTTTGGATTGGACAAAGCGACGGAGGTCGTATCGAAAAACTCGGAACTAAACTGACTAGAGACAAAGGCTATCGTAACAAATATAGTTTAGATACTTGGGAAAGAGATCCTATGGTAGTTGCTATTATGCAAAAAGTTAAAGACCAACCTTTTACTATGCCACAACAATTTTTATATGCAGGAGATAATATTTCAAGTTCAGAGATAGCAGAAAGGTACAAATGAACAAGTATTCAGTATTACAAAACTTTAAGAACGAAAACTTAAAGTTAGATCCTTTTCCTTACATCTATATTCCAGAAGTATTGCCGTGGGACTTATATGAAAAACTAGAAGCAGAATATCCAGAAGAATATGTTACTGAAGGTAGAAGTACCGGATTTGGTACAGCAAGATATCGTCAGCATGACTTTGATTATTCAAATGTAATAAGCGATACTTGGAGAGAATTTATTAACTACAACACTAGTAAGTTATTTAAAGATGAACTAATTAGAGCCTTCCGTAGTGGTATTGTTGAACACTATAACACTACAAAAGGTTTTAAAGAAGACCTTTATACAAAGTATATTAGATCAGATGTAAGTCCAAGAATGTATCCTAAAAAAGGAACTATCAGAATGGAAATGCAATTTGTTGCTAATGCTATTGACAATATTCAAATTAGAACACCACACGTTGATCAGGCTAAAGAATTATTTGCTTGTCTATTTTATTTTAAGAAACCTGAAGACAAAGGAACAGATGGCGGACTAAATGTATTTAGAAATACAACAGGTAAGCAATGGCGTAGAGTAACAGGACGTGAAGCAGTAGACGAAGACATTGAAGTAGTAGATCATATTCCTTATGCAAGAAATACTATGGTATGTTTCCTTAATACTGTAAACAGTTTACATGGTGTTACACCAAGAGAAAATCCAGATACAATTAGACGTTATATTAATATTGACGGACACGTTGAGGAAAAACTATTTAAATTTATCGATTAAGGAGAAAGGATAGTGACTATGAAAGCAGGAAAAATTTGGGGACAAACAGAATTAATTCACGCCAATGGTGTGCTAGAATTTCACCGTATCGAATACAAAGCAGGGTTTAAATGTTCGGAACATGAACACAAATATAAATGGAACGGATTCTTTGTTGAATCGGGCAAGATGCTTGTCCGTGTTTGGCAAGATGACCAAGATGGATTAGTTGATGAAACTATACTTGGTCCAGGGGAGTTCACGCAAGTGAAACCCGGCAAAATTCACCAGTTCGAAGGTTTGGAAGATGGAGTCGCTTTTGAACTTTACTGGGCTGAATTTAATCATGACGATATTGTTCGTCGAACAGTAGGCTCCGTAGTAACAAAAGGAAAGAAATAATATGTTTACAAAACTACTAGAAGGTGTAGATAGAGCACTAGTAACTAAACTAGTAATCCTACACACACTAGTAATTGCAGTAAGTAATTACTTAGTAACAATTAGATTTGATCTATTTCCAGGTGCAGACTTGCCCTTGTTTGGATCATTTCCACTAGCGGCGGCCGCATTCACATTCCCGATTGTAGTCGTAGCAACTGACCTTACAGTACGTATGGTTGGTAAAGAAGCAGGTCGTGCTGTTGTAGCAATGGCTATTATTCCTGCTATTATTGCCTCAGTCCTCGTGCTGTTAGCATTAGATGATCCACACGCATACAGAGTTGGTTTTGCAAGTGGTACTGCTTATGCTATTGGTACTATGCTAGACGTATATGTATTCCAGGCAATTAGAGAACGTTCTGACGCATGGTGGGCGGCTCCAGCGATTTCAACTATCGCGGCTAACATCATTGACACATACTCATTCTTTTATGTGGCGTTTGCAGGTTCTACAGATGCAGAAGGCAATCTATCTTGGATTGGTGCTAACTGGCACGTAGTTGCACAGAACAATACACTGACTAAGATCGTTGTAGGACTAATTGTATTCCTACCAGCATATGGCTTACTACTTCAATACTTAAGAAGCAAATTCAAAGTGAAGTAATGGCTAAACTAATTCCGGGCGAAGATTTGATATACGAACGTGTAGACGATGTAGTTTATGCTCGTTATGCGAACCGCCCGGAAATAGACCGTTGGGTTGTTGGCGGTAACCCACAAAAGAATTTATTTGAAGATTTCAATCAATGGATGGATATTATAGACGCTAGTAAAAATTATCCAACTTTAAGAAAAGCACTTGACAAAGTTGAAACAATATGGTATACTATAAAAGATGAAACAGAAAAAGAAACTTCCACTAAATGAAATCTTTATGGCCATGGATATGAATGCCAAAGGTGCATTCAAAGAATGGTCTGATGAAGAACGCAAAGAATTAAACTACTGGCTACTAAACAGGTATGCTAGTTCGGTTGCAGGAAATAGAGATGCTCAAGAATGGGCCATTGTTGCAACTAATGAATATTATAATAAGAACTGGAATGTTCTAGGTACTAAACACCCACAACTACAATGGCAGTTATTATGTGCAACACATAACGCACAGGCTAGTCCAAGGAGACATGAGTGGTTAGGTTTGAAATCAAAAGGATCTGATAACAAAGCAGTTAAGTTTTTATTAGATCGTTTCCCTAATATGAAAAAAGATGAGGTAGAACTCCTTGCTAGAATATCTACAAAAAAAGAACTCGAAACGTATGCAACCGATCTTGGATTTGAAAAGAAAGATGTCAAACTCTGATAAACCATTTGTTTGTCCATACTGCAACAAAGGGTACACAAAAGAAAAGACTCTTATTGTTCACGTATGCGAAAAGAAAAGACGTGCTTTACAAAAAGATGAAAAGCGTGTACAGTTAGGCTATCTTACATTTAATAGATTTTATAAACTGTGTCAAAAAGCAAAAGAAAATAAAACTTATGAACAGTTTTGTGATAGCCAATACTATAATGCATTTGTAAGGTTTGGATCTTTTTTAAACAACGTAAGACCTTTGTATCCTGAAAAATATATAGACTATGTTGTTACTAGCGGTGTTAAATTAGATCACTGGTGCAGAGAAGAGATGTATGAAAAGTATGCACTAGAATTAATTTTAAAAGAAGATGTTACAACAGCACTAGAACGTAGTGTTAAAACTATGATGGACTGGGGTGATGATAATGAAGCACGATGGCAAGATTATTTTAACTATGCAAGTTTGAATCGTGTAGCACAACATATTAAAGACGGTAAAGTGTCGCCGTGGTTAATACTAAATTGTAAAAGTGGACGTAATATGCTTGGCAAGATGAATGACGAACAACTACAAATTGTAAGCAATGTTATGAATCCAAACCACTGGGCAATTAGGTTTAAAAGACACGTAGCAGATGTCGAACTCGTAAAAGAGATCGTCAAGGAGAGCGGACTATGAGCAAGGATGAAACTTTTGATTCAGTAACTCCAAAGCCAGGTAACGATTTTCAACTTGTAAGTAACCATGTTGGTCCAAATGGTGAAAGCGTTGATAGAATATACGGATCACCGGCTAGTGGAGGACATATGAGATTAATGCAGGCAGACTATACACAATACAAAGGTGGTATAACCAAAAAATCTATTATCAAAAAAGATACACATGGTAATAACTTTAGGTCTTTTGTTTATGTTACCGATGACGGTAGATGGTTTGATAGAGCAGGATTACCAATTTCAAAACCAAATGAGGTTGACGAATCAACAGAATGATGTTAGTATATAATAATGCCTGATATTGATATAGACTTTGCAAACAGAGATATTATCTTAGATAAGATAGAGCACCGTGTGGCAAAACTTTCTACAGGTAAGAAACATAATACAGGAGTGTATGTAACAGAATGTCCCCATAACCCGATTGACAATGTTTCAACTATTGAATATGAAGAAGCAGAAGAAAGAGGATATTTTAAACTAGATTTTCTTAATGTTTCGATATATAATGATATAAGAGATGAAGCACATCTCGATCACTTGATGAAGAAAGAGCCACTATGGGATTTACTCACGCACAAAGAATTCAGCGACAAATTATTTCACGTCGCAGGACACAATACAGTCTTACAAGAAATGAAACCATCGAACATACAACAACTAGCCGCAGTACTAGCAATGATACGTCCGGCGAAGAGACATTTGATTGGACAACCGTGGGATACGGTGATGAGTCAAGTGTGGACGAAACCAACTGACGGCAGTTATTATTTTAAAAAGGCACACGCAGTTGCTTATGCTCATGCGATAGTTGTACACATGAATCTGTTGTGCGAACAATTAGAAAAGGAAAAAGCATGACTACAGAAGTAACTTTCTTTACACAACATGAAGAACTAAAAGAAGCAATGCCACCAGTGCCGGCAAGTAAGTATTGGCCCGAATGGTTTAAGAACCAAGGCGGCGCAAAGAACTGGTCACTAGGTTCTGAAAAGAACGGCATGGCACCAGATGGTAGTCATCAAGACGGATACCAAACAGTTAAAAGTTGTCCGGCAGTACTAGATGTATTGAATATGGGATATGTTATTCCGTTATGGTGCGACTACAAAGTTAAACGTATTGAGAAAAACGAACATTGTCCACAAGGCATTGTTTGGCGTCTGCCGGCAGGACCTTTTAACAATATGTTCGGAGCGGCAACACACCCGCATGAACAGATGGACGCTTATCCTTTTCCACCTGATACATTTGAAGGAACGTTTAAGTTACTAAACCCGTGGCAAGTAAAAACTCCTAAAGGTTATAGTTGTTATGTTTGTGCTCCGCACTACAACAAGCACGGCAACTTAGAAGTTTTAAATGGCGTTATTGACACAGACATCTATCATGAACTACACGTAAACACTTGGTTTACTGCTCCACTAGACGAGGAAGTATTGTTACCGATGGGTATGCCTATTGTGCAAATAATTCCTTTTAAACGTGAAGACTATGAGATGAAGGTTGAAGTGGGAGATCATCGATCAATGCATAATCGAGTTACACAGTTTATACACAATGCTATGTTTAAAGCACAGCACTATAGACCTAAACTAAGTCCGAAATACTACAAGTAATTATTTTTTAGGTTTGCGTACTAGTTGAACACTTTTACGTTTTACCCTCTTTACTGCTAAGTTGCCTAAATTAACAACAGGCCCTGCTGTTACCTTTACATCTTTTGTATTCATGGTCATTAAGCAATGTCTAAATTTTGGAAATTCTCTAGGAAGAAAGATACTGATCGGTATTGTTCGGTTGCTTTCAAACCACCAAGTTTCGCCCATGTCTAGGAAGTGTTGCTTCTCAACATCTGTAGTTAAGTCTGTGTATACGTACATACTTGTAACGTAGTTGTCTTGATTGTTTATGATCCCGATATATTCATTGCCCCCGTACTGGACAATGCTTAGGAATGGAAATTTTTCTTCTATATCTTTTAATAGCATGATTCTTTTTTAAATAAATACTGTTATGCAGTTAACATACAGATATTTAGCAACCAACAAAGCCATTCTCTCAGTAGATTTGGCTAGCAACATTACGGAGTATAAACCAGTGTACAGTAGACATTTACAGGTATATAGAGGTATTGACAATACCTTAACCTTTGAAATTAAAAATCACGATCAAAAATCTTTAAGTATTTTAAACACATACACACCTAAGTTTCAAGCATTTGATTCTAACGGCGATATGATTATAGAACGTACAGGAACTATTTTAGAAACAACTACTCCGAGCAAAGTTGGTCAATTTACTGTAACAATTACTGCTAATGATCTGTTAAATGTAGAACATCAATTTGTTAGTTATAATGTACATCTAATGGATTCAAATAACAATAATGTACTAACGTATGCTAATTCACATTTTGAATCTGCAGGTACAATCCAAATTGTTGCTAATGCTTTTCCTGGACCAAGTGACCCGCATAGTGTTTCAACATTTAATGAAACAGGTGTTGGCACAGGAATCTTTTACAGTGAAGCAATAGATGCCCATCCGGCAAAGAACGGAAACGAAGCATTACATACTGCCGCTGTATACACTACAGGGTTTCAAGGCGATGTAACTATCCAAGGTACTTTGGATAATCAAGTTAGTGGTGCAACCAATTGGGGTGATATCACAACACTCAATTTAAATAATCCTACAAAACCAGAATACGTTAACTTTAATGGAGTGTATTCACATCTTAGAGTTAAAATGGAAAACAAAGTTTCTGGAACAATTGATAAAATTTTAGTCAGAAACTAGTTGACTTTATACTAAAGAGATACTATACTATATAGTATGAGTGGTCTAGTATATGAAACAATCTTATCGCACCTTCCGCATAAACGGAAAACAACCCCTTCTGGTTGGACATCGTTCAATGCACCTTGTTGTGTGCATAATGGAACGTCAGCAGATACTAGACAACGTGGCGGACTAATTAAAAATGGTGATGACGGTGTAAGTTATCATTGCTTCAACTGTGGATTCAAAGCAAGTTGGAATAAAGGTAGAAAACTATCTCACAAGATGCGTAGACTACTGCAATGGCTTAATGTTTCCGATGACACTATTAATAAATTAGCATTGGCTGTTTTACAATTCCAAGAGAACATAGACCACTCTCAAATAGTAGAACTGCCAAAGTTTAACGAAGTGCCACTACCTGATAGTGCAAGACAAATCAACCAATGGGACGATTACAAGGCACTAGAACCAACAGGTATGGATAGTAATCTTGTTAAAGTGTTTGAATATCTTAGAACAAGAAAACTAAACACAGACGATTATCCGTTTTACTGGACGCCTGAACTTGGCTATCGTGATAGGGTAATTATTCCTTTCTTTTATGAAAAGAAAATCGTAGGCTGGACTGCTCGTACTATTTTACCTAATAAACAACCAAAGTATCTAAGTGAACAACAACCAGGATATGTTTTTAACTTAGATGAACAAAATTACAATAGACTATTTACTGTAGTTGTTGAAGGTCCTATTGATGCTATACATATTGATGGCGTAGCACTAATGGGTAGCGAAGTCAAAGATCAACAGGCTCTACTACTAAAATCTTTAAATAAAGAAGTAATACTAGTACCTGATAGAGATGATAAAGGTAAACAATTAGTAGAACGTGCAATAGAATTAGGTTGGTCGGTTAGTATGCCAGACTGGTCTGAGGACGTAAAAGATGTAAACGATGCTGTTGAAAAATATGGTAGAGTTTATACTTTGCATTCAATTATAATGCAAAAAGAAACTAATGAGTTAAAAATTAAACTTAGGAGCAAACAATGGTTTGGTTAAAAAATATCATTACTTGGCCTGTGCGTCAGTTCAAGAAATGGAATGAAAACAGAAAATTTAAAAAGAAGATTAAAGAACTACAAAAGAAAGATCCGTTTATCTATAAATGAGTTACAATGTACTAAGACCGTTCGGTCCAACAATATATAAAAGTAAACTAACTGCTGACGAAGTAGTTTGGTTACAGGAAGTTGCGTTAGAATCTGCAAAACGCAAACAGCCTCGCGGTCACGAACTAGCAGGCAATATTGCTGAACAGTACAAGGGTATATTTAACGATGATCAGAAGTTTGGCTTTATGAGATTTGTACATACTCATGTAGCAAACTTTATGTCTGAAGAAATAAAAAGACAAAACGAATATGTTATTAATCCTATGAACGATGAAGTTGATTGGGAAACTCTACGTTTCCATCTTGCTACAGGTCCTTGGATTAATTTTCAAAAAGCAAACGAATTTAATCCTATACACAGTCACAATGGTATGTTAAGTGCAGTAGTGTATATTGATGTGCCAGAAGAAATAAAAGAAGAAGCAAACGATGGGTTATTAACAAACATGAGATGCCCTGGACAGATTGAATTTGCTTACGGCAGTGACGTATTAGGATCATCAGGAACACATAAAGTGATTCCTGAAACAGGCGATGTACTACTCTTTCACGCAGGATTGAAACACACGGTTTATCCTTTTAAATCTGATGTCACAAGAGTAAGTATGTCTTTTAATGTATTTGACATCAGTTACGGAAAGGAGGCAACTAATGAGTGAAATTAAACAAGGAATATTTAATTTACTTAAACGTTTAATTGCAGGAAGTTCGTTAGGGTTAGCCGTAGTATATACTGTAGGACATATCGTAATTGCAATGTTTTGTAATAGATTAATCACAGGCGCCGCACTAGAACTTGCCGCAGTCGATGCCATTGTAGAACCAATCGTAAATGGAGTTTGGTTTTATATTTTACATTCGGCATATAAAAAATATCAACAAGGAGTAAACTAAATGTCAACATTAATACCTATGGTAGTTGAACAAACAAGTAAAGGCGAAAGAGCATATGACATTTATAGTCGTTTGCTTAAGGATCGTATTGTAATGCTTAATGGACCAGTAGAAGATGTTATGGCTAATTCAGTTGTAGCACAGATGCTGTTCTTAGAAAGTGAAGATCCAGCAAAAGCAATTAACTTGTATATTAACAGTCCAGGTGGTCAAGTAACAGCAGGTCTTGCTATCTATGATACTATGCAGTATATTAAATGTCCTGTGCGTACTATTGTAATGGGCCAAGCGGCATCGATGGGGTCATTCCTAGCACAAGCAGGGGAGCCAGGACATCGTATTGTACTACCTGAATCACGTACAATGATTCACAGAGTAAGTTCAGGAACAAGAGGTACAGGCGGTAGTGTGTACGTACAAGAACTTGAAATGGAAGATAACATTAGACACTTACAAGAGTCTAAACGTATTAACGAACGATTGGTTGAGTTGTATGCTAAACACAATTCAAAAGAAAAGACATACGAGGAACTGTTAGAGACAATGAAGTTTGATACTTTCTTGTCAGCACAAGAAGCAGTCGACTATGGTCTTGCTGATCAGGTTGTGGAGAAAAGATAATGATTACTTGGGGAATGGTAGGTAACAGTCACGATGCATCGCTGGCTGTTTTCAAAGACGGGTTTTTAGTTTGGGCAAGTACCGCTAACAAGTTTAGTGATGTGCCAAACGATCCTAAACATTCCCCAATACAAATTCAAACAGCAATACAAAGTTATGGCAAGCCTGACTTAGTAGTATGGTATGAAAAGCCTTTGTTAAAATCATTTAGACAATGGCGAGCAGGCCAAGGCAGTTTCTTAAGTTGTGTAAAAGAAAATAATATTGAAAAGTATCTTGCAGACTTAGGCATTGACTGTCCTGTAAAATATATGCAACACCATCATAGCCATGCGGCATATGGTTACTATACACAAGGCATTCCTAAAGCAACTGTCATGTGTTTAGACAGCATTGGTGAGTTTGAATGTTTTACTATTTGGTCTGGTGATTCTAATAGAAAACTAAAGAAAGTTTATTCACAAAGTTATCCACATAGTATTGGATTATTTTATAGTGCTATGACAATGCGTTGTGGATTTAAACCTAATGCAGAAGAATACAAAATTAGTGAAGCAGGAAGAGATATTGCTATTACAGAAAACTTATCATTAATAAATGATCTAATCAAAACATTTATCGACGGACCGTTAGATGGATCTAAACCAGGTGTTAAGTTTAAACACAACCTACACAAAGGTTGCCAATGGTATAGACCTGACCTAACTACAGAAGATGATATGAAAAGACTTGCTAATGCTACCCAAAGTGTTTTTGAAATGATTGTTAAGTCTAGTGCTAAATGGTGTACCGAAAACTTACCAAATCGGGATTTAATTGTAACAGGCGGTTGTGCGTTAAATAGAGATGCAATGGACCAACTAAGAGAAACATGGAATAGTGTATATGTTCCACCTAACCCGGGTGACCCAGGAAGTTGCATTGGCGCTGTATTAGCAATGGATAAAAAGACTATTGACTTTAACCCTAACGTATGGTATAATAACTAAATGAAGCAAAACGTTGACTACGGATTCGATATCCAAAAAACATATTTAGAAATGATGTTAAGTGACGCAGAAACATTTGTGCGTTGCCAAGGTATCTTTGATCCAAGTTTATTCGATAGAAAAATACAACCACAAGCAGAGTTTATTAAAAACTTTGTCAACGAACACAACACACTTCCAACAGAAAAGATTGTAAACGCACAAGGACAAGTTAAGTTTGAGATTCCAACAGGACTTAATGAACAACACTATGATTGGTTACTAGGTGACTTTGAAACATTTAGTAGACACAAAGCACTAGAACGTGCAATACTTGAAAGTGCTGACTTGCTTGAAAAAGGTGAGTATGGTCCAGTAGAACAAAAAGTAAAAGACGCAGTACAAATTGGTTTGCAAAAAGATCTAGGACTAGATTACTTTGCTGATCCTAAAGGTAGACTACAAGGACTAAAAGATAACAACGGACAAGTAAGTACTGGTTGGGAAAGTTTAGACAAGAAACTATTTGGTGGATTTAACAAAGGTGAACTAAACATCTTTGCAGGTGGTTCAGGTGCAGGTAAATCTTTGTTCCTAGCAAACTTAGGTGTTAACTGGGCACTACAAGGAATGAACGTAGTTTACTTAACACTTGAATTGAGTGAGAAGTTAGTTGCTATGCGTGTAGATAGTATGACTACAGATATACCAAGCAGAGAGATTTTTAGAGACTTAGATAATGTTGAGATGAAAGTCAAGATGATTGGCAAGAAGTCTGGAGCATTTCAAATCAAATATATGCCAAGTGGTAAGACTGCAAATGATATTAGAAGTTTTATTAAAGAGTATGAAATTAAAACAAACAAAAAGATTGATGTATTGTTAATTGACTACTTAGACTTGTTAATGCCAATTGGACAAAGAATTAGTGCAGAGAATTTGTTTATTAAAGACAAGTATGTATCAGAAGAACTACGTAACCTAGCAATGGAATTAGGTTGTATCTTTGTTACAGCATCACAGTTGAACAGAGCATCTGTAGAAGAAATTGAATTTGATCACAGTCACATCAGTGGTGGATTGAGTAAGATCCAAACTGCTGATAACGTGATCGGTATCTTTACAAGTAGAGCAATGCGTGAGCGTGGACGTTATCAAATACAGTTAATGAAAACAAGAAGTAGTAGTGGTGTAGGTAGTAAGATTGATTTAGAATTTAATATTGATACACTACGTATTACAGATCTTGATGACGATGACGATGCAGGATATTCAAATAACTCTAGTCCAATCATGAGTACACTTAAAAGAGGATCAACAGTAACACAAGATTTAAATCCAGATGAACCTAAAGATCCAGCACAAGGTACTACTGCTCCAAAAGTAAGAGCAGAAACAGACAGTACTAAACTTAGACAGTTCTTAAATAATTTAGATAATGACGAGGAATAAATGCGTAAGATATATTTCTTCGGTGATAGTTTTACCGTAGATTACGACACTAACTGGACCTGGACCAGAAACCTAGCAGAAAAACTTAGAGTCAATGGCTTGGTCAATCACAGCATGATTGGTACTAGCAATGATTGGATCTTAATGAAGATTAGAGAATCGTTAAGTGACATTACCAAAGACGACATTGTTGTAGTTGTATTAACAAGTGTATATCGCTATTGGTTCTTCAAAGACAAACCAGAACTATCTAACTACATGATTAGTAATTGGGATAACTTTGCAAAGGAAACAAATAACAAAGACGCTGTTGATGCTGTAAAGGGTTATGTTAATTACATACAAAGAGACGATTTAGACGCATTTAGATTTGAACATCAGGTTGCCTGGCTTAAAGGAACACAGCAACGTTACGGGTTTACCCTTCTTCTTATACCAGGGTTTACTATGCCAATTGACTATACCGATATGATTCCTGTTATAGGTGATCTAACTGCTACAGTAAGTAACGCAGAGTTTATGACACCCAAGGACGATGAAGAATGGTATAGCAGTGGAATTGATACACGTTACAATCATATGCTAAGATGTAATCACGAGATTATGGCACAGAAGTGTGCAAACAGCATACTAACAGGACAGCCATTAGATCTACAAATAGGATTTAACAGACACATACTCAAAGGTCATGAAAGACTTACACACAAAGAACTAGGCTCTAAACTTATTGCTACTAGCAACGAGTTATATGGAAATGAGTCTAAACCTACTAAATTTACCCATTGGCTTAAAAGTTAGATAAATATACTTTTAGTATGCAGAGAGTTACCAGGCAAACTAAAAAATATACTATAGACGGCACAGCGATGATTGATGTCGAACTTGTTGCTATTATGGAACAAGCACTCAAGGATTACTCCAGTAAAAATAGATATGTTGTTAAAGTAGATAACGACAGATGGGATCCTAAACATAAAACAGAGTGGGCAAATCACATTCGGACTATAGACCATTGGAACCCGTTAGACTATAGATACCTTCCTAGATCAGATACATTTGTATTCTTTCGAAAGAAGAACAAGACACGGTTCGGACAGCCTCACTAAATTAAGTTCTAATTGTGTTGTTCTTGTGTTGTAATATAAGTCTTTAGGGCGTGTACACACTCCACTAAACGATCGTATTGTTCTTTATGAAATGGCTCTGCTGTTTTGATATACTGTTCGCTATGGTGGTCAATAAGTTTACACAAGTGCTGTATATGAACTTGATAAGGTTTACGTATACTATCCCAATCAGACATCGACTCTCCATTAGCAATCTCTTGTATTTAGTTATTACAAGACTCAGGAGCAAATACACATCCTAGTGCATCTGCTATACCTTTAAAGTTCGGAATGCCTGGTTCTTCAAGTGTACTATCTTTATCTTCTGCTACTTGTTCTTGCGGTTGTGGATCTAGCACACGATCAATTACAGGTGCTTGACCGCAACCTTGTAGTGCTATACTCACAAGTATTACAATCAATATAAGTGCTACACGTATTTCCCATTTAGTATTCATGAACATTAGTTATGCCTGTAGATACACACATTAAGTGGATATAGAATAGCCGCGGAGCGGAAAAGCCATTTAGAGCGTAGCGACCGCGGTAGCGGTGGAAAGCCATTTAAGCAAATCGGTGCGGTAGATTTTAGATCCGCGAAGCGGTAGCGGTAAAACGCTAGAAAACGGAGCGCCGGAATTTGGCTCTTTAATCCGAATGCCTACCTCTTTTTCACCATGCATTTAAGACGTCTTAAACGTATGAAAATCACCCCTAAATGGCTCTTATTTTGCATTTAAGCATCTTTGTAGTACTTTGCCCTATCTGACGTGTGTATGACGCTTATATTGCGTTTAAGACGCCTTTTTAAGTGTGTGCTATACTTCGTTGCACACCGTTCAGACTGCACACGGGGCGATGGTTAACCCTATAAATAAAACGGAGGTACTATTATGTTAAAATGGTTAAAATCGTTATTTGGCAGTACTGTACAGGAGCCTCTAGTATTGGATAAACCTGTAGAGACACCGCGTAAACTTAAACGTGCTGAACTTGCTAAAATGACCAAAACACAACTAGAAGACTTGGGTCGTGTTCACGGTATAGAACTTGATCGTAGACAAACCAAAGACAAACTAGTAAAAGAACTATGGCCTGTAGTTAAGGCTAATCAATAACAAAATTTTTCACTTAAATTTTTATAAGAGCAACGGGTATACGTATTATTATGTGTACACCCGGATTGCTCTTTTTTTTTGACTACCAGTTGTTGGTAGATTTAGTAGACTGATGTCCTAAGATTTTATCTTTGTTAGGACCATGCTTTACTACATAACCAGAAGTACCATGACCATTTATTTCCACCTCATGACGAGCCTTCCATAATTCCATTTCTTTCTTTTTACGTAGTTGTTGCTCACTGTATTGCTTGAGCATAAATGAGTGTCTATCCATGTCACCCTCCTTGTTAAAGTTAGGTGCGTTCCTTCGACATAGTGTCTACTTCCAAGCGTGTTGCTCGAACGTATTAGTATTTAGCATAGCAGGTATGTGTTTTGGGTATATTATAGGCTTGAACTTATTGGTGCTTCGGGGTCGTTCTCTACAAGCAGGATGTCAAACGTTGCTGTAACTCTAGCATTGTTACTTCTAACTAGGGCTCTTACATCAATGTCGCTTTTTTCTGGTATTGCTGGAGGGAAAGAGAACTTGTAATTATACTGTGATCCGCCAGCAACTTCAAAGGTATGTCCCACTCTAAATGTAACGCCTTCGCCATTGCGTCTTACAAACATATAACCTGTAGCATCTGCGTTAGCCTGTACAGTCATAGTGCCTTGGTACAAGTATCCAATGTATCCTGCTGGTATGGTATAAACACACATCAGTGTCTGTCCAAGGTTGGCTGTAATACGAGCAACTGTGGTACCACCTGCGGCACCTGCTTCAATGTCAATGTTGCCCACATTCACTACGGCTGTGCCTGAACTGACGTAGGCTCTGTTCACTCTACGCCATAGTTTGGTGCCCACTTGGTCCGCACCTGTGATTGTGATGTCTTCCGTTTGGACGTTCCAGTCGGCATCTAATCCTATTACGGTAACAATCAATCCCGTGTCAGCGGCATCGTTGCGTTCTACATTTACTACCGCTGGAGTGTCTAATGCTGTCCAAGGATAAAGTGTGTCAGGTACGTCCCATACACTTGATGTGGTGTTAATTGATATTGAAGGCGCGGCGCCGAACTTGTGATTGTGCGTGTGATCTGACAGGTATCCACCCGTAACCATTTGTTCAAAGTCGTAGTGTTTTCTATTGGCCATACTGTATTTATGCAACCATTATGTGTATACTTAATAACTATTGTGCTGTATCTAAATACTAGTGTAGAACAGAGCCAGGTTGAGGGTTTTGTAATGCACTAAAGGGACACAGAGGGCAGTCCCTTTTTTTATGGCTTGAATTCCCTTTGCACCCAAAAAAAATATACTGCAAAAAAATTTTGTGAAGTACTTGGTGTTTTTGCCGAGAAGTTTTTTACGTCTCACTTACGTGTTTAAGTCCTGTGCTATGATCCACTTCATCTGAGACCTCCACACAGCGAACAGCAAATAGACTGTTATACTTTGAATCGCACGGAACCCAAAAGCGAGTACGCATAACGTGAATTTCAAACTTGAATCCTAGACGCTTTACAATACGCATAATACGTACATAGTCAGGGTCACGTGTATATACAGCATAGTGATTGAATTGCTTATGGGTAGTAGTATTAGTAATAGCGAAGATCCTTATATAGAGCGTAAGCACAGTATAAACAGAGTTTCCTGTGTGTAAAATAGCACTCATACACTCTGTACACTAGTGAAACGTGCAATCTAATAGATAATTGCTGAAACTGTTTACTACTGTGCTTACAACTGTATTTACACACAGAAATGGGGTCTGTAGCAGTTTATGACATAGCACAGTTTTTTAAAAAGAAGTACTTATCAAATCTGGGTGGTGATTCTACCCCTGCCCACTTGCAAAAAGTGCTTTAAAAATAAAGACTTATGCCCCATGCCCCTCGAGAAATTTCTGTCAAAAAAAAGGCCGATGTCTCCACCGGCCCTTTCTCGTTGCACGTTCTGCAACGTATCCTGCAACGTGTTAGTCTGCTCTGCTTCCCATACTAGCCTTAAAGCCATGCTGTCTTAGCACCTCTGCGTAAGCCTGGGCACCCACTTCCTTACAGTCCATGCTCTGTCCGTTATGCTTTGCTGGATCCCAAAGTTGCATCTGCTTGGGTCTCCAACTAGGCTTGAAGCCAATGCTCTCTAGCAGTTTAGCCTCTTTGCTGTTGGTTCTAGTTACACTTACATCTACCCAAGCAAAGCCACAATACATTGGCTCACCATATTGATTGCCGCCTGTCTTAGCAGTCCAGTCCTCTAAGAACTCTGCTACTGCCTTCTGTGCCATTGCTGTTGCTTGGATGTGTATGTCTTGAATGTTCATAATGTTTAGCCCTCTTTGTTAGTTTATAGTATTATAATACAGTCAACACCTTCAAATGTCAACCAAAAAACGCACAACCCTTAGGTTGTGTATCGTTCTCCTGTTATGATGTTAACCATTTCAACGCCTGGTCCCATAGCCGCTCTTGCTTCAAAACGCTCTTCTGCGATCTGCTCTTGGGTACGGTTACGCTGTGCT